CGACATTACGACGACAGACGTGGTGCCGGTCGGCCGGACGGTTGCCAGCGGTGCGGACGTGTTCGTGTCGCCGACGATGCACGGCGATCCGCAGAAGAGCCAACTCAGCGTCGTTGTCTTCCCCGGCAATGATTGGGTGATCTTCTCGAACGGCGTCGATGAGGTCTCGTACTACTTCCAAGGTGTTGTGACGAAGTTGCCCGACCTGCCGAGCACGACGACGTGCGGCGCGATTGCGGTGTTCCACGAGACGGTGCTGCTCGCGAACACGACAGAGGGGGGGACGCACCTACCTCATCGAGTTCGGCAGAGCGATCTTGGCAACCCAGCGAACTGGACCACGGGCATCGCGGCGATCTACGATCTCCTCGACACGGACGACATCATACTCCGGCTTGAGTCACTTGGGCCGTGGATGATCGCGTACCGAGAGCAAAGCATCATGCGCGCGTCGTACCTCGGCGTGTTGAACGAGATACTGTTCTGGGAGTATATGACGCAGCTCGAAGGGGCGCAGAGTCAAGGCGCAGTCATCAACGTCGGAGGCGAGCATGTGTTCGTTGGACACGCGGGTATTTACGCGTACCAGGGCGGTTACACGCTCGACAACATCGGCGACGGCGTGTTCAACAGTTTCCTCGCTCCGACTGGCGACTTTAACACGCCCGCTCGAGTTACACTATTCACGATCTTCCTCGCCGATCTGGATGAAGTTTGGGTGTTCTATCCGGCCGGTCAGTCGCCAACGCCAAACAAGATGCTCCGCGTCCAACTTGAGAACAACGCGTGGGCGGTCCGCGTGTTCGCGGAGTCGTTCGTCGCCGCGAACCTCGTCCTCCCATTTACGCTGACGACGTGGGCGACTGCGAAGGGACAGTGGAACTCGCCGCTGTGGGCGCGGCCGTGGGACTCGCGCTCACTGATCCAGAATATCCCGTCAGTCGCGTTGAGTCCGACGACGGCGGACGGCCCCCTCGCGCTGTACGAGTACCGGGCGCAGACCGACGACGGTGCGGTAATCCCGTGGACGCTGACGACAAAACAACTCGGCGACGGGTATCAGTTCTCGCGATGGGAGTTAGCGAGTGTTGTCGCCGCCGGTGCAGGAGTCCTCGTCGAGAGGTCGGAGGACGAAGGCGCGACGTGGGTGACGGTCGGCACGTTCGACTTCGGTATGGCACCAGCGATTGCAGCGCCTAACGTGTACATCGACCATGTCTCAACGCGACTGCAATTGAGACTTAGCAGCACTGATCCAACGTTCACACTGCGCTACGTCGATGTCGTATCGCTCGCGGAGACGGAGTGGTGAAATGAGTGAGGGGACGGACGGCTTTGCGGTGACGGATCGGTTCGACCCGCTCGCTATGCAAGCGTTCATGCGGCAGCCGGAGCTGTACTGGCCCGTGAGAGATGCACTGTCGCCGCAGCCGGAGCAAGTAGACTTCGTTGCGCACATGCTCGAACCGACGGTGTGGACACTGGCGGGGACGCTTCGCGGCCATATCGTCGGGTATGTGCAGTTTGTCGCGCGGACGACGGTGATGGTCGAGCTTACAGCAGGGTTTCACCCGCAGTTCCGTGGGCGGATCGCGAAGGCGATTGTGCAGTACGCGATTGGACTGACGTTCCGGGACCGGGGTGTGCTAAAGATCATCGCGCTCGTGCCGACTGACAATAAGGCTGCGCGCTACGGGACGGCACTGCTTGGGTTTCACGAGGAGGCGCGACTGCGACGGGCGATTGTACGTGCGCCCGACGCCACGGGCGGCGTCCTCCAAGACATCATCATCTACAGCCTCGACCGAGGCGTGGCACACACTAACGGGAGAGCGTGATGGCTTCGACACTGTTCGGCTCCGCGCCGAAAGCGACGTTCTCGACTCAACCGACGATCTCACCGGCCCAACAGCCGATCCTTGACACACTGTCGTCGATCTTGTCCAACGCGTTCCCGTATCAGCAGGGGGGGTTCGGGCTCGGATCGACTTCACTCGCGGCGCTCGAAAATCAAGCGATGAACGTGGGCGCAGGACCGACAGGCGCGCAGGGCGGGATCAACGCAGCTTCGACGGATGCACTGACACGGGCGCTTGGGTTTACGGCTCCGAACGTGACCGCAGGGACAGTGACGCCGACGAGCGTGACCGGCACGAACGTCAATGCTCCTCTGATCGACTCAACGGCTGCGTTCACGAAAGGGGTGGTTGAACCTCTCACCAACGACTTCCTCACACGGACACTGCCGAGTATCGCAGGGCAGTTTGGGGGGAGTGCGGGCGGCGCATACGGGAGTGGGTCGAAGAACGCTCGTGAGAACGCGGCGACAGACCTAGAGCGGACGCTAGCCGAGAAGGGCTCTGAGTTCGCGTACTCAGCGGCGGCTGCTAATCAGAACGCGACACTGCAAGCACTGCTCTCAAACCAGCGGACAGACTTAGCGGCGGGTCTCGCGAACCAAGCGACAGATCTGTCGGCGGCGACTGCGAACCAGGGAGCGGGACTGACGGCGGGCGTGTCGAACCAAGGCGCGAGCATCAACGCGCTCAAAGACGTGCTCGCGGCGCTAGGGCTTGCGCCTACGACAGCGACACTGCCGCAGACAGAACTCGGCGCGAATATCGGGCTGAGTACGGCGACGTTCTCCCCGTACCAGCAGATGATCGCCGACTTGATCGCTGGAGGGACGGGCTCGACGCAGAGCACAAACGCAGTCGGGACGGGTGGCTCGACAGGACTGCTCGGAGGGCTGTTCAGCGGGATCGGGACGCTGGGAGCTGCGCCTGCAGGCGGTACGTCCGCGCTCGCAAACATCGCGACGTGGCTGGGAGGGCTCTCGGACCGTCGCGCGAAAGAGGACATTGAGCAAGTCGGCTCAGTTGATGGGTTTCCGCTGTATCGGTTCCGGTATAAGGGCACGCCGGAGCGACGTATCGGCGTCATGGCGCAGGACGTGGAGAAACGTGTGCCGCGCGCGGTGCGAGAGATTGGCGGCGTGAAGATTGTGGACTACGGCGCGATCATTGAAGGCGTGTTGCAGGAGGCCGCGTAATGCCGACGATTAACTTGCCCCAAGACACCCGAATGGGCGATCTCGGCAAAGGGATCGCGAGTGCGCTTGGCGGGATCGCGAACGCATTTGCACAGAACCAGTTACAGCAAGGCGTCGCACAGATCATAGGTGACACGAGTATCTCGGAGGACAAGAAACCCGGCGAGATATTCAAGAAGTTCGGGAACAGCGGGATCGAGACGCTGGCGAAGCTGAACGCGCTCCAGGAGCAACAAGCGACGATTACGCAGAAGCTCGCGGGGGCGGGGCTGACGAAGATCCAGACTGAGATTGCGCGGGTGAAGGCGGGAATAGAGCCGCAGATGTCGGCGGCAGAACTCGCGATTAAACAGGCGCAGCCGGGACATATCGAGGCGGAGACATCGAACCTGAACGCGAGCGCGGCAGCAACACGAGCATTGCAAGGACCGCGCGTAGACGAGTTAATAGCAAGGAAAGGACTGACCGAGAACGAGTCGCGGAAGGCGGGCGAAGAAGCCGATATTCTGTCGCGACGGAAACGGCGAATGGACGCGGCAGAAGCAGGGGACGCGAGTCTCGACGCGCAACTCGCGCCGTTCAAACTCACGCCGGAGGAGACGGCGGCGGCGAAGATGACGTACCAAGGGGCTGAGACGAAAGTGCCGGGCAGCGGCGACGCAGCGATGAGCGCGTATGTGCGGAACCTAGGCACGGCGAAGGCGAAGCGAGAAGCTCCAAAAGAAGCGACGGAGGCCGATAAGAAAGTTGGAGAGAGTTCTACGCGTCATGCAACAAGTGCTCTGCGGTTCATTGACGATTTTACGAAAGGTGGTGCGAGCCAATTAGGATTGCTTTCTGGTGCGAATTTCAAAACAACAATGGAACGGTATGGGTGGGCGACTGGCGATGTACCACTAGTCGATATGTGGAACGCAGCACAACAACAAGTCGCAGATACAGCTACAGCCGGGGGAGGCTTTGGCGGGCAGTGGCGGGTTAAACTTGGTCACGACGTTACGGCGGGAATTACAGAGACACCATTACACGCACTTCTCGCAACGGATCAGGTTGCTGACAGAATGATTGAGTCGCTCAAAGCGAGGATGAGCGGGTCGGAAGGAACTACAAGAAACGTTAAGCCACTTCAAATAGCACTTTCAAAATGGGAAGAAGTTAAAGCAGTGACTGGCACCTTCAAGACGGACGTGTCGGCAGATGGCAATAAAACTATAGCATACTTTCAAGGCAAACAAGTTGACCCGAAGACGTTTAAGGTGTTGCTCGACCCAGAGAAAGTGTACGATATCGGCGGCGGACACAAAGCGACAGGCGCAGCTATCGCGCAGAAAGCGAGAGAGGCAGGGAAAGACCCCGCGACGGCGCTCGAAGAGTATCGCAACCAGTTCAAGTACACGGGGCCACGATGAGTGATCTGCCTGATCTAGCTCCAGCGACAGCGGCGCAGCGCGTAGCGATACCAGACGGG